TCTGCGCGTCGGTTGCTTGACATTTGTACAATCATGTCTTTCTTGTGCTCAAGAGCCCGACACAAACCCTTGAGAACCTCGTACCTGAACGAAGCTTCGTTCAGATCCTTGCTCGCTGTAATGTAAGCTTCATCGCTCATGACCAGATCGTCTAGGTCTTTCGCTGTAAGCTTAACGGATGATGCATTCTTATGCCCTGCCCGCAACTTGGCGGTGAGGGCGTTTACATCTGTGTTCAAATCATTGTACTCATGCTTTGCAGATGCCATCAGTCCATGATAGTACGAATACATGGAAGCTTGATGTGACATTTCCGTTTCAATTTGGTTTTGGTTAACTTTTGAGATTGCCTCAGAAATCTCCTTGTAGTTGTCCCAGTTGAAGTTAGTAAGAAGGTCTTGTATTTGTTGGTCTTGCATTTGTAGGTACTCCAGCAGAAGTCGAATTACTTGTACTTCTATTAGAGCTTGGGGGAGGAGTTTGTTCAACAGGTTTCTTAGAATAATCTTCTGAAGTTAGAGGAGCATATCTTACCGTCTCATCAGGTATAGGAAATTTTCTTCTGTATTCCTCTGCCGTAACAAGAGTTAAGTTTCCCTGCGAGTCTCTAGAAACATAGTCTCCAGGTAAACCTCTAAAAGAAGTTTTTTTGGGGTTAGTCCTGTCGTACCTAACCAATCCAAAAGGTTCATTAATTAGATAGAATCTAGCACTTTTGGTTTCTCGGACGAACTTGTCCGCAGGGATGGAAGCAAAGATCCAAGTCCCTTGTCTTCTAATTGATATTTTTCTGAGCACAGGTGAGGGCTTTCTATAAATATCATATGGTTTTATTCTCTTCATTTATAATCTGAAATAGTTTTTGGTTAAGGTTTATTAGCATCAGCCAACCTCTAGAAATTAGGGTCGTCATCTCCTCATTAGTATGAGTAGGAACTACCCCGGTTTCTTCATGGCCCCCTAATCCACAAAGTTCAAGAACGATATGAGTAAGCTCATGCACTAGTGTTTCTCTAGCAGTCTCATGGTCCATATCTTTCTCTAAAGAAATAACCCCTTTATCGAAATCTGCGGAACCATAACACTTCTCACTAGCTTCCCTCAACCCTCTCTTGATATTTAGTGTGTAGGAACGATATCCCACCAAAACTTCTGTTATACCTTCCTCAACCAGTCTATCTAAAATATTGTGCTGCTTAGTCGGCATCGAAACCTCCATCAATCTCAGTCATTCTAAGTGTACCATAATCAACACCCATATGCACAGAGAACCTCGGCCTTCCGTTACGGGACTTGATTACATAGGCACGCATAACCCCATTGTCAAACTCCTCTTCTGACTGGTTCAAGGACATGGCAAAGTCGCAGGTGCGAATCTTTCCGTAGCTGTCTCCTAGCTCTGCGTCAGTGATGACCTGAACCATACGCCCCTGCCTGTTAGTCTGCGTTGCAGTCCAAACAAGAATGTTGAACTCCATAGCCACGCCCCGAACCTCTTCAGCGATGCGCTGCTGCGCGAGGTACTCCTTCTCGATATCACGCACAGGGCGCATAAGCTCAAGGTAATCAATAATTACAAGATCGGGGCTGAAGTCGTCGTAGTTTTGTAGCTGAACCAGAAGGTTACGAACAGTGTTTGATGACGCTTGACCTGTAGGAAACTCCTTAATTACTAGGTCACTACCTGGGAACCGCTCCTTGAACATGTTGAGCCTCTCCTTGACAGTAAGCTGAGAAGACGGGTCTTTTAGCTTAAATTGCGGGACGAGCGTAGTCACGGAGTCGAACCGCTGCGCGATCTTGTCCTCGCTCATCTCCAAGGAGACGTATAGAACCTTCTGTCCCTCCATCATCGCCTGTACGCCCTGGTTGACTAGGTAAAGCGACTTGCCCACGCCAGGAGGGGCTACGACCATAGCAAGCTCCTTCTTGCCTAGGCCCCCCTCCAAGGACCTGTCGATGGAGGGTAGAACAGTCTTGTACTTCTCCTTCTTCTCCTCATTGAAGGTACGGTCCCACCGCATATGGATGTCCGTAAAGTAGTCCTGGCCTGTGTCCACATCTCGATGGACGAGGAGGGCCTCCTTTACCAGAGCCTCAACCTCTTCCATCCGGTCTTCTTTGACCAACGAGATGCTTTCCGCAATAGCAGACTTCATGGCCTCCTTCTTGGCGAAGGTCTCCACGATGTCCAGCATGTACTCCGAGTTACTAATCGTAGCCTCATCAAGGCCATTGATGTAGGTAAGCTCGTCGTCATAGTCTGACACGCTCTCTCTGGACCCAAGCTTGTCCTTCACATCCTGAAGGATAAACTCATCCGTAGGCAGCTTGCCATACTTTTCATAGTAGTTACGAACAGTTGTAAAGATCCGCGCATGAGACGGATACTCAAAGTGTTCCGGCTTTACGAGGTTGACGATTTGCAGGTAGAAGTCCTTGTTAGACTTGAGAAAGTAGAGGATTCCACGCTGAATGTTGTCAGAGAAATCGTAAGCCATTTTTACTACTGTTGCTTCTGTGGTTTTGTGATGTCTAGTTTAGTGCTTCCAATGTCTTTGAAGCCTTTTTCGTTAGCTGTATCATAGGCTTCCTGGGTTAGATTTTTCGCTCTTTCCACCTTTTCTGCGGTCTCTTTGTCGGAAAGCTTTTTTACATGCCCGTCTCTTGCTAGAGCATCGAAATCAAACAAAGCAGGTTTATAGCGAAAGTCCTCATTATCCATAGAATCTTTACTTGCCTGTATACTTCCATTCAACCAGCGATCAGCAGAGGTTTTGTCCCACCCCTTCTCCGCATGTTTTTTAAATCTTCTCCTAACGGTATGAAAATCTCTATCTTCTCCCCAGCTATGCTGAAGGTTCTGATTAGCGTAGTACCTTTCCGACAGCTTATTACACTTCGGACACCTAGTTCTATCAGGAGCTTTACCTACTGGGAGATCTCTCTCCCAGTAGATATTACAATCCTGGCATATCCATTCAAATAGTGCCATCAGTCTTCCCAGTATGGGTCGTCGTCCCTCGGAAGGGGCTCCAACTCAGGCGGTGCAGTCTCCTCCTGCAAGGGAGCAGACATCGGGGGATTGAACTGCGGCTTCGACGGGCTCTGGCTTTGACATGTATTTTTCAATATTTTCCTCCGTTAGTGCGATTGCTTGTAGTGGTTCGTTACCTTTTGATCCTGCTCTGTAGACAGTAAGACCCTTCAGGTACGGCGAGAAGTCTAGAGCCGCTTGTGAGAACTGCTCTGGAGTTGCCTCCGCAGGAAGGTTGATCGTCTTGGAGATGCAAGAATCAATATACTTTTGAATAGTAGCTTGGACCTTGATGTGGTCCTCAGGTGCTACGTCATAAGCACCAACGAACGGTGAGAGGTCTTTACCTGTCTCGAAATACTCTTGGAAGAGTGGATCGACGACAAGAGACTCCTTCCAGACGTTAGCTTGACGATAGCGCCTATTATACATAGCAGAGAAGATAGGCTCAATGCCACTAGAAAGACCAAAAAGCATGGACGTAGTGCCACAGGGCGGAATCGTAAGCATGACTGCGTTGCGAACTCCGTGCTTCTTGATTAGCATTCGAATACGAGCGGGGAGCGTCTTAGCGAACTCCTCGTCAAGATACTTCTTGTAATCAAACTCGGGGAACGGGGCCTTGTCCCTGGCGAGATACACCGACATCTTGTATGCCTCGTCACGCATGGTGCTAAATAGGCGCTCAAGGAACTCAAGACACTTCTCAGAACCATAACGTAGGCCAAGACGGATGAGCATGTAGTGAAGGCCCGTTACACCAAGACCAACTCGACGCGAACGCTCTGCAACGGTCTTGCACTCCTCGGTCGGGAATGTGTTTACCGTAAGCACGTTGTCAAGGAATCGAACGCCCGTGCGAACTGTCCTAGCGAAACGCTTCCAGTCGATGTCTGAACCATCCTCAAGAACCATGTTGTCTAGGTTAATATTACCTAGGCAGCAGTTACCGTAAGAAGGCAGAGAAATCTCACCGCAAGGGTTGGTGCTGTCGAGGTCCTCAAAGTACGATACGTTGGTGTAGCTGTTAGCTAGATCAATGTTATAAATACCCGGATCACCAGACTCTACAGAGTTCTTCCAGATACGATCCCAAAGCTCACGCGCCTTCATATCTCTCTGCCCCTGCATCTCGAAGGTATCAGTCCAAGCAACCTTGTAGAAGTTCTCCGCTCTAGCTAGAGCATCCTCTTCATCTAGGCCGATGATACGAAGAACCTCACCATCGCTGCTGCGGGCGACATCGTAGAGGTGATACTCCTTGTTGTTAAAGCTGAAGTACCAGTCCTCACCAAGCTCGACAGCCTCAAGGAATCGGTTGGTGATAGCAACGGAGATGTTGAAGTTGTTTAGCTGACCTTGATCTAGCTTAACAGAGAGGAACTCAAGGAGATCTGGGTGAGTGACGTTAAGGATACCCATGAGCGCAGTGCGTCGGTTCTTACCAGCGCGAACGTGCTCACCAACCTCATTAATCATTTTAAGGACAGACACCGCACCAGGAGCCGAGTTAGCCACGCTGCCGATGTTGTCGCCTTTAGGACGAAGCTTGGACACGTTGAAGCCAACGCCACCACCAGCACAGGAGATACGATACATGTCCTGCACCGTCTTACCGATGGAGTCTACGTTGTCCTCAGGGATGATGACGTAGCAGTTAAGTAGGTTGTGACGACCACGGTTACGTCCCGCGCCGAAGATGATGCGTCCACCAGGGATCAGATCCCCAGAACCGATAGCATCATAGAAAGCTTTCTCTACGCGCTCCTTATCCTCGTCTAGCTCTGCTGACGCGATAGTCTTTGCGATGACCTTGGCTCTTTCAGCCCACTTAGTTTCGCCTGGGTAGGCGTATCGAGATTCAAAAATTGATTGACCGAGAGGGTCGAGGTTTGCATTTGCCATAATTATTTTCCTATAGATAGTTTAGATGTTCCGTTGGACTTTATCATAGTCACGGTCTTCGCATTGTCCATTAAAGATTTGAGGTAATTATTGTGAGTAATTACATACAAAGTCTTAGACTTCTTTAGTTCTGAGAGTAGTATGTAGAGTCCTTCCATACCTTCTGCATCCAAAGATTCAGCGATTTCATCGAAAAACATAATATTAACGTCTTCGGTGTTCGAGATCTTCAGTAGGCTCTGTAGGCCCAGCATCACAGCTAGGCTTATCTTCTTCTTTTCTCCTCCAGATAGAGAGATGTAGTGAATGGTATGGTTCTTGTGAGTGATGGTCTCCGACAGAGATTCATCGAACTCAATAAAGAACTTACCTTGGGACAGGTGTGACAGGTAGAAGTTAACCTTGGCATTGAAATACTCAAGGACATTTCTGATAACAAATTTTACCACGCCATTCTCAGAGAATGCTTTCTCCCAGAACTTCATGATCTCGTAGTTGGTATTGTAATCACCACGCTCATCATAAACATTCTGTATCTTCTCTAGCGTCTGCTCCTTCTGTCCTTGAAGGAAACGAATCTTATCTTCAATAGATTTGTACTCAGTTACGAGGCTGTAGTCCTTGGGATCGACCACCACCTCCTTGTAGCTTTCGTTTAGCTCCTTTATATCTCGCTGAATACTTTCAATCTCAGCATCGAATGCCGCCATTTTGTCAGCTAGAGAGCCTTCGTCCATAGCCTCCTTGACCTTCTGCCCGCATGATCTACAGGTCTTCGCCCTAGCATTCGCTAGGAAGTCCTGTGCTCGCTTCTGCTCGCCTTTGAGCGTCCGCACGGCATCCTTTATCTCCCAGTCGATGCGTTGATTGTGCTCGTTTACAGCTACCACTTCCGCAAGTGTAAGATCTCTGCACTTGTCCATAAGCTCTGGATCAATTTCTTCAAGCAATCTTTTAGCCCCATTAATCTCTGCATCATAAGTCTCCACCGCACTTTGGTGCTCTTCTAGAATCGCTGTCAGCCTCTTCGCTCCCTGGTTATATTCTGACTTGAGGTACTTCACAGAATCGCGCAAAGCAAATAGGTCATCCAAGTTGAGGAAGTTCTTGATGATAGTTCTCTTATCATCAGGAGTGGCTGTCAGGAACTCAATGTTATTCTGCTGACCAAAGATTGTGGATGCAAGAAACACTTTATAATTTGTGTTCAGTAGATCATCAATCAATGTCTGGGTATTGGTGGCGTTGTCCGTGGTAATCTCTTCCCCGTTCTTGTACAGGCGAAGGAACGT